CTTGGCTAAGTAATAGGTAGGGTAGGACCAGTCATTACGCTCTGTTGCCCCCGAGGCTCCTGATGCAATGCTCGAGACCATCTCGTAGAGGCTAGGTGCATCTCCGGTGGTGGACGGAAAGAGTCGGGAGATGTACTTGAGGGAAGTGGGAAGGTAAGCACCGTGTAGGATCATTTCCTTCCCGTAGGTGAGGAAGCATGTAGAGTAAATGCACTCTTCTGGTTTCACCTCTTGTCCCACTGTCCTACTGGTCCTAGCTATGTTTAGAGCAGCCTGGTCTACTATTGCTCTCACATGGGCCTTGCTCTCTTCCTCAGTAAGCCCAGGGGGGATGTATATATCCACTATGCACACTTGATTGTCACCCTGTCCAATTATCTTGTAAGACAGACCCATTTCCCACAAGGACATATGGATGAGAGCAACGGTGCAAGCTGTCCACAGCTTCTGAGCTATTCCCTCAAACCCACCCAAGTGATCGTACCAGAGGGACCTCCCTTCCGGAGGGTCGTGTCTATTGAATGAGGTCAAATGATCAGGCGGGTATTCAGGGAGACGGAGTAGGCAGAGGCTAGAAGCAAAGAAGTCGTGGACGACAGAAAAGACACCAGGCCTCCCGTAGAGTTGATCCATTCGTCTCCCTATGGGATGAACTGTCTCGGCCCTCCACATTGTATTCCACTTGGAGAAGTCAATGCCCAGAACTGCCCTTATCCAGGAGTTGGGGAGCTCTCTCGTGGAGTTTAGGAATAGGTCCAGGAGCTCTTGTCGGTTGAGGGTCATGGTTTGCTCCTTCATGTGCTTGAACACCCCCGTAGCAATGTTGTGTTCGGTCAACACAAAGAAAAGCCGCATTTCTAGAACCATCATTGAGAACATGCGGGGGGCCCTCTTCATCTCCCTCTCCTTGGGACACACTGACACTATTCTCCACTCAAAAGGGATGTCTCGCCGGGCAACTCTGTCCACTATCTTCCTCAGGTCCACCTCCTCTCGGGTTATCAGCTCCTCCAGCACGCGGGTAGAAGTGGGGGACTTAGGGGGGGTATAGGACAGCTTTCCCCTCCAGGTGGAGTCGTAAAAATCCCGGGCGTGGGATATCGACTTGTCCACCACCAAGCTCAGAATATCATCTCCCTCGTCAAATACAAGGCCCTCTTCAAACACAGCCCACTGCCAGTCGGAGGCGTCATACTGGGTGAACCCAAACGCAAGTGAGGGTTGGCCCTTGTCATGCAATTCCTCGAGCCTAGTCTTGGGGTATCCTGGACGCTGGATAAACCTCAGCTTTGGCCACTGTCCCTTCTCCTTCAGGTGACCTCTACAGTACAGGTGACAAAAGCTCCACTCAAGCTTGAGGCAACTCGACACCTTCAAATGTAGATTCTGCTTCCCCAAACCTTGAACTCCAACACACCCGGCATAAGGATCGACATAGGGGTGACCCCAGAGCTTTAGAAACCCAAAGGCCTCGGCCAAGTCCCTGCTGGACTGGAACGAGGAAAGATAGAGGTCCAGCCTCGAGGTGAATATCCCAGACCCCCCTATCTGGATCTCCTTGTCGGTATACTTATCGACCATGTTGGAGTGTTGAAGATCACCATCTAGGACTCTTTCCTCTCTCTTGATGAGAGCAGTTTGGGCGAGAGCCTCTATTCCCTTGATGATGTCATACCCCTCGTTTCCCAGTGCCTCTAAGACCTCCTTTCCCCAGTCCTCAAAGCCCTTCAACTTGGAAGTGAGGTGAACCCGACTTAGATCTAGCTTGCAGTAAAGAGGAATAATGAAGCGTGAGTACATCATATCCTTTAGCATCAAGCATACATCCGTGGTGCACAGGAGAAGTTCCCCCCGGTTGGGGATGAGACTCAGCCTTCTGCTGATCCAGGCTCCCTTCCACCGTACCCACCCCTTTATCTTGGAGGACAGGATGATCCTATCCACCACATTCAGCCAGTAAAGGGCGTCCCGCCATCGGAACAACAGGTCTCGGTCCTTTAGGAGAGCAGCCCAGTCGAGTAGGGGAGGTGGGGTGAACCCACAGTGTGAAACTTCTCGAAGGAATGTGAGAATGGACCCTTCCTGCTCTCCAACCAAACCCGCAACCTCCTCCAAGTACACTTGAGCAACCTCTTCTTCCACCTGGGTCCTCCCCAACCCCGCCAGTGACGGGGTATCTCGAGCTTGATGTCTGCGAATTATGTCAACGCTAGGGGAACCCTCTAGTTTCTTGAGAGAAGAGACCAACCTCCCGACCTCAGATCGATCAGGGGTAACTACCTCGGCATACATTTCAAGAAATGTCACGTAACTGGCTTCGAGGAGCGGGTTGGCCAGGGTGGACTCGGGGATAGACATGATGGTTGGGATGAGTTGAGAACGAGAGGGGGTGTGAGTCTGTGATCAAGAGTTGAGTTAAATTCTCGTTTTTCTTAATGTGTAGGGATCAAGCGCTTTCCAGGACGCTGGGGAAGAAGTGAGGTGAGGGGAGCTTCTAAGAGCGTGTGGTTGGCTTGGCCTTAAGGCTCTCCAAAACCTGGGCTAGAAGCTTGTTGTTCTCTTCCAGCTTTTCCTGGATGGACTCTACCTTCTCCTCCACCCTCTCCATTCTGGCCTCGACCGCATTGACTTGCTCCTCCACAGTCATTACTGAACGAAACGACCTGACCGAGCCCAACCCGGAAGCTGGTCTTTCGGAGGGGGGACGGTTGGTTCTCATCATTTGATTGAAGGACTGGACCCCGTCAGAGGTGCCCTCTCCCTCTATCGACATCACGCGAACCCGGGAAGTAACAGGACGGAGGTCCACGCCTGCTCTGGCCTTCTCTCCCCTCTTTCCTCGCTTCTCTTTCCAGGAGTCAAAGGATGAGTGCATCTTGTTCAAGATGAGGTGGTAGCACATGGGACAGGCAAGGCAAGCACGACTATAGGGTCTCGTTTTTCTTAATTGAAAGATCCTAGCTCTCCTTGTTTTTACACCCCTGCCAACCAGGAGAGTACCCCTATTCCTCTCCTCCCTCCTTTCCCCCTCTCTGCATGATCCCTCCCTCCCTCCTTCCCTCCCATCCTATCCCTGTTCCTCATAGGGACCAACACCTCGGCTACACACACCCTTATGTATCTCCCTATCCCGTTTAGTCCCTCATCCTTGCTGAACCTCTCCTTCTCCTTGAGTATTACTCGGTCTCTCGGGACCAGGGTTCTCTGAACAGTGGGGGTCACTATGACATTGAGGCCCGTCACTGGTCGATAAGGGACCCCGTACTGCACATCCTGTACTGCCAGCATATCTCCATCCCCCCCCTCTTCCACCTCTATCGTCACTATCTCCACCCCTCCCTCGTACCAGAACCGAATGAAGTGGTTCAAAAACTCCACCCCCTCGGACGACAGCACTACCCTTTTAGGAGGAATAGCTCCTAGCTCCATGGCTTCGTATATCTCCTTCCCCATCAAGGGGTAGTGCACCATGAGCATGACAATGAAAGACTGCCACACCGGCCTTTCTATGACTGTGTTCTCCTCCACCATCTCTCTGTCAGGCCCTCTTGGGTTCTCAAATATGTCCCCATTTCGGGGCAAAACTGTGGGGGAGTGGTTCAGGGCCTCTACAAAGGGCTGAACACTCCCTCTTCCACTGAATAAAAGAGACTGGCGGCTCATGCTTCC